AACAAATTTAGTTGTAGCGTCATCTACAAAAGTAACAGTTCCAGCAGTAGCACTTGGTGTTATGATGAAAGCTTTTAATCTTGTAGGACCACTAAAAATTGCAACATTAGAACCTTGAGTAGTTGTACTATTTGCAAAAATATCAGATCCTGCCATATTTTCCTCCTATTTAATTACGTTTAATTTTCTTAAATTATCATATAGTAACGCAATTCTGTCTTGATCGCTACTAGTTTGTCCAGTCATTTTAGAAGTAACATTAGATAGATATTCTTAGCTATTAAAGACCCCATATCTACTGGTTTTAAATTTAATACACTAGCTGTATCTTCTGGTAAAGGAGCAGCTTTAGAAATAGTTGTATCTCCTGAAAATTTATCTAATACTTTTTCTATATTACTTAATTTTTTTTCTAATTCAGCTTCTGAAGCTTTTTTTTCTTCTTTTTCTGTTTTAAGTATTTCATCAACTGATTTAGTTCCTATATCTTCTATTTCACCAATAGCTTTTTGTTCTTCTGTAGGTTTATATTCTTCTTTAGCTTTTTCAAATTCTTCTAATTGTTTTTTTTCTTGACTATCTTCTTTTGAAAATAAATCTTTTAAAGCAGAACCTGCTTCTTTTAAAGTATCTAAATTAAATTCAAATGCTGGCATAATTTTTTATAAAGAGGGCCCGAAGGCCCTCTCATTAAACTTTATTAAGTTACGTTATTGTTTTGTACATATTGTACAGTTACAATAGCTTCACCAGTTGTTCCATCGCCGTCAGTTGCAGCAAATACTGCAATAACATTAATGTCACTTGTTCCAACATCAGCTAAATTTGGAATTGCAGCAGCAACAGGTTGTGTTCTCGCAATAGTCTGAGCATCAGTAGCTGCAATAAATGCAGTTCCATTTGCAGCAGTTCCTACTGAAACAGTTGCAGCAGTTCCATCATTATTAACTGTAATAACATCTAAAGTTACATTAGTTATTTGTGAATTAGCTGGAATAGTTGCAACAGTTGTATTCGCTGTAGCTCCTATTGTACTTACTGATTTAGATTGTACCATTTGTACAAAACCAGTATTTTGAACGTCAGTACCTAAAGTAGTACCAGTCGTATCTTTAATAGTTCCAGCTTTAATTGGGCCGGAAAAAGTAGTTGTTCCCATATGTCTATCTCCTTTTAAAATAGTCTGCTTTCGCAGTCGTTAGGGTTAATATACTAGGCGTATTGCTACGCCTAGTATAAATTAGTTATTAAGCAGCTCCTTCAGAACCGAAAATAGCTCTCCAGTCAGTGAAACCGAAAGAGTATCTTTCTCTAACTTTGTATCTTAGATTACCAGTTTCAAAATCGCCTTCAACAGCTTTTTTGATTGGTGCTCTTACGAAGTGCTTCATTCCATCTGGACAATCAGTCATAATGAAATATGCATCCGGGTCAGTTAATCGCTGGTTAACAGCAACTCCGCCAGGAATCATACCCATATTTCTCATTGCGTTGATGTCATTGTCAGCAGTTCCTGGTCTTAAATTAGACTTAAGGATTCTTTCTGCAATAAACACCAATTGAGGTGGAACGATTAGCTTTTGTCCACTTAATGCAATTGGAATACTTCTGTCATCGACAGTAGTAGAGATTTGAATCAGTAACTGCTCTAAAGAAGTTTCTGATAAATCTGCTGCTGTTGATAAAGTATTAGAAGCAGTTCCACCACCGCCTAGTGGGTGAGAAGCAGACAATAAAGCCACGCCATCGCCACCTACTGAAGTAGTAGTTGCATTGTTAAGGATGTTTGCACCTTTGATTTCTTTAGTATGTTGCATTGATCTCGCAAGGGCTCTAGCATACTTAGCTCCTAAAGATCCGTACAGACCATCTTCTTCAGCTTCTTCAGTAATTGAAAACGCCAAAGCAATAGTTTCATGCACGTATCTAGAAACGAAGCCTTCTCGGCCTGAGTCATACGAAATTGCAGCACCTTCAGCTTTAGTTGGTGCAGCTCCGAATCCGATCATTTGCACGTCTTCTTCGAAAGCTTTTTGAGATTGCTCAATAGAATAGATTTCTCTCCATTGTTCTGGATATCTATCATATTCCATACCAAACACGGTATTTAAACCTAGGTTGAGCTGTTTGGTAAACAGGGCTCTATTTAATGCCATAGTCTTTTAGCTCCTATAATTAAACACCAGCAGTACGTGTACCGTAGTTAGAGTTATTAATAATAACTTCTAATTTAGCATTCGCACCGACTGCGTTGTTTGGTTCATCAATCAATCGTAATATTTTCAAGACTTGTGCTCCTGTACCTAATGTAGCAAGATCAGCTTCATCTGTAGAATATCCGAAAGTTGAATTGAAAGTACCTAGAGTTACGTTACAAGTTTCGCCTACGTTAGCCGCTGCGAAAGTTCCGTTACCTTGTACTTTGTAAGTGATATTTGGATCATCATAAACATAAGCTTTCACTGAAGTGTTAGCTTTTACTGCTGTTTGTGTGTTCCAAACTTTGACGAATTTCACGTCACCTGTTGAGTTTTCGATATACTCTGCTCCATAGAATACACCTAGCGCAACTCCGCCAGCTGTAGCTCTATTGATAGTACCATCACTAGCTAAAGCAACTAAATCTCCACTTGCAAGATTTGCTGCATAAGCATTAGCAATTAAGTACTCTTGAGGTCGAACAACTCCACCAGTTAAATGTCTTAACGGAGTAAATCCGTTAGGTGCATCGATATTAGCCATGTTAATAGCCTCCTAGTTAAGTTACTCTTTAAAGCCACCTCTAGTAACTTCTGTCTTGAAGCTTTTTGTAATTGGATTTCCAGGCTGTTCTACTCTATGCATATCTAATTCAACTGATCTCATTAAGTTTTCAGTCATTTGTGCGTAATATTCATTACGTTGATTTACCATTTCTTCTGGCATTTCACAGAGTACCATTCCTTCAATTCCAATAAAACCAGCAAATCTGCCATGTTCAATCGTTGGAAAATGTGTAGCATTCTTGACCGTTTTAGGATCACGAGGTTGCCAACCTTCTCTCAATCGTTTAGCAACATTTGTTGGTTGTTCCTGTCCTAATACCATAGTTGCAATCCATCTTTGTTTGAAACCAGGTCTTGCTTCAGGTGCTTCAAGTAAATTACTTGGGCGCCAACTTGAAACTTTAGCAGATTCCTCTACTCTAGTTTCGTGTTTTATTTTATTGTCTTTATTCATGTCGTGCTCCTTTCAGTTCACGTATTGGTGCTAAAGCTTTTTACTTCTTTAGCAAACCGTTTTAGTGCCGCTTCATCGTTAATATCGATTCCGAATGTTTTAGCTGTTGCTAAATCATCAGAAGTTAGCTTTACTCTGTTACTGTCAGTTCCTTTTTTACGAGAAACTCCAGCAACTGGAGATTGCACTCTGTTAGCTTTTTGTACTACATTTTTTTCAGAATTGGAAGTGTTTTCCTCTGATTTTGTGAAATAACTTAAACCACTATCTTTTAGTCGTTTATCCATTTCTTCATAGTAACCAGGATCATTTACATCCCAACCTTCTTCTGTCAATTCTGCATCAATTCCATATGCCATAGCTGTTTCTTTTCTATAACCAGGCTTATTGAACCATTTAGAATTAGATTTTACCCAATCTGCTGCTAAAGGAGGAGCTTTAACTTCTTTTTTAGCATCTTTTTTAGGTGTTTGAGCAGAATATTCTTCAGTTTTTGATAATTGATTACGAATATCAGCCATACTTTCATATAACTGTACTTGTTTATCAGTATCTCCATCTTCAATTGCTTGTTTTAAACTAGCAGAAACACTTTTTAATTGATTAGAAAGTGATTTTGAAGCTATATCAAAAGTTTTCTTTTCAGTTTCAGCAAGTCTTTCTTCTAATTCAGCTATTCTTTGCTCAGCTTCTGCTCTTTTTGCCACTTCTTTAGCAATTCTTTTACGAACTTTTTCAGAATATGGCATATCATCTGAATATTCTGGAACTTTTTTAGTTTCAACTTGAGGTTTTTCTTCTTTTTCCTCTGGTTGATCGTCTAAATCTCCATTATCCACATCTTGTTTTAAAGCATCTAAAGGATTAGCAGGTATTTCTACCTCTTTATCTTCATTTGCTTCATCTAGTTTTACTTCTATTTCTTTCTGTTCTTGTTTTTCTTCGTCTATCATAGTTTCTCCTATGTGTTGCATTAGCCTACTTGCTAACGTATATTATATTTGATGAGATATAACGTCTGGATTGTCCAATGTTGCTATTATCTCATCATCATTTAATAACACCATTTTCACTTTTTGTACAGATATTCTAGCACCTGCATATCTACCAAAAATAACCCAATCTCCTACTTTACACCAAGGTTTTTCTCTATTGGAATAACATTCATTTCCCATAGCTATTACTTGACCTACTGAATTTAAATAAGATTGACTATCTTTAGAGGTATCAGTTAAAATAATACCACCTTTTGTTTTTTCAATAGATGATCTAGGTCTAATTAATATTCTATACCCAACAGGTTGTGGAACTATATCAGGAGTGGGTATATCACTCTCTGTAGCCCATGCTTCATTACTAATCATTGTCTTCTATTTGTCCTTTCTGATATTTTTCAATTACTTCATTTATTATTTGAAGTGATTTATCTAAACCTTGTGCATATCCATACACACGTTTAAATTCTTCTATATTATCTACACCCTTTGATAATAAATTATTACTTAAATCATCTTTATGATTTTTAATTTCTTTTTTAATCGCTTGTAGTAGTCTTTCCATTCTCTATTTCTTTCTCAAATTTATTTAGTAGATCATTAAATTTTATTTTAAGTTCTTTTGATACAATTGCAAACAATCTTGGTTTAACTTTTTTAATAGAATAGTTTTTATTTTCTAAAAACTTTTTAGCTTGTCTAATTTCTTCTGCTGTAACAGACATATTATTTATCAATTCGTGCTACTTTCGATGCTGTCTCCACTATTTTAGCTTTTGTTTCGGCATCTTTTCTAGCATTTGTCCTTTCACTATTTTTAACACCTTCTGCAAATCTTGCTTTTCTAATATTTAGTTCTTCTGCTTTTAATTGTAATTGAGCTTGTTTCTCTTGTTTATCCATTTGCATTTTTTCTTGCTCTGGAGACATAGGCATACTTCCCATTAAACTTTGAGCAGCTTGTGCTGCTGCCGCGGCTATTCTATTTTCTTCTTCTATAGAAATTTCTTTAGGTTTAGCTTTTTCATCTTCAAGTTCCATATTAAATGTACCAGAAGAAACTGGAACACCTTGAGGAAGTTGAGCTTGCATTTGTTGTTGATATAAAAATGCCATATGTTGACCTATATGAGCTAACATCTGTCCATATAAAACTTGTTTTGCTTGTTCATTTCCTGCAAATCTAGGATCTTGCATAAATTGTTGATGAACCGCCATATGAGCAGCGTGATCTTGATTTTCAAATACTTTAATTGGTTTTCCATTTAGTATAGCCATATTCTCGGACACGGGATCACGTCTTGGAACTTCATTATCTTGTATTAATAAATTTTCATAATCAGGAAGATTTAATGATTGTAAAAATCTTCTATATGCTTCTTTAACATCTATAATTTGAGGTGCTTGTTGTGCTAATTGAAGTCCAGTTTGTGCTAAAGCTATACGTTGAGCTTGAGAAAAAATATTAGGATCACTAACAGGAACAACATTAATAGCACTATCAAAATCTTTTCTTCTAATTTTTTTAGTTTCTCCAATAACATCATAAGGATATTCATCATCTAAATATTCTCCATTTAATTCATATATTAATTTAAACTCTCTACCTTGTGCTTGATGAATTCGTTTATGAATTGCACTAAATACTTTAGAACCTTGTTCTATTAAAGCAATAGTCGTTCCTACAGGACCAGATCCTGCAGAATCACCAATCATAGCATCTGCGATAGATGCAAATCTTCTTCCCGATTCAGTTAATACCCCAAGTAACTGTAATAGAGTAGGTGAAGGTTCTTTAAATGGAAGAGGTATAAAGCTTTTTCTAAGGTCGTCACCATAGGCTTCTACTTCTACCCACTCTCCGGGAGATACTGTAATATCACCACCTTCAATTCTTGCACCTTTAGCTCTAAATCCACCATTTAAATTAGCAAATGCTGCTGAATCTAATAAAGCTCTTAAAGCACCAGTTGAAGCGTGTTGTAAACCTCCGATCATTTGGATTAAACCAAAACCATAGAATCCTAAACCAGGTAAATATTTATAATGAATAAAATAAGTTCTTTTTCTTTTTAAAGTATCATCTTCTTTCCAATTACGTCTGATTGCAAGAACTTGTTGCATATCATAATCAATAGTTACAATATATGGTAATGCAATATCGTCTTCTCCTAAATCTAAATTAGCATGAACTTCTAATATAGTATGAATTTGATCGCTTTGACTTGCAGACATACCTTCTAATCTTTCTATTGTTTGTTGTACTACGTCTTCATTGCCATCGCCATCTTGATTTTTACTTAATGGAATATCTCTATAAAATCCTGAGAGTTGAAATTTTCTAACTTCATTTTTTGACATTTTCATTATCTGTGTATATCTCTCTGCAGTTTCTAAATCAGAGTTTTGATATGAAATTACAAAATCTTCTGCTGGTACAAATTTAGAACAAATCCTATCTAGCATATCATCGTAATAAATTTTCTTAAAAGCAGAACCAGCTAATGCTAAATAAAATAACATTTGATCTAGCTCATTAAAATAATCAGATATTTGATTAGTTAATTGATAATTCATAAAGTCTTGAACTCTTTGAGCTTGTGAAACTTTTTTATCTGTTACTTTTCCAACAATTTGTGTTTTAACTGGACCAGTGGATGGAAATAATTCAGAGATAGCTCTCGCTTGAAACTGAGTTGCAGCTTCTGATAATAATGGATGATGAACTCCAGATGCTCCAGGAAAGGGATCACTTCTATCTTCTACAACTACGCCTAGCATCTTTAATCCTTTAGCGTATTGATCTTCCCATTGTTTTCTAGAAGACTTATCATCTTCGTAAGCTTTAATTAAATCTTTTCCAAGTGCTCTTACTTCTTTTTC